ATATTTGAAAGTAAATCTCTTACCTCTGAAGTTTTTTCATTAAATGATTTAATTCTATCTTTTTTTCTATCAATAAATGAACTTTGTATTCTATATTGTTCTTCGTTACTTTTATCTTTTATTTGTTTTAAAAATAATGTTGTTGAAGCATTATTTGCTGTTACACCAAGTGCATCAGCATAATTACCATATACAGGAGACAATGTGCTAGATATTAAGTTCATATTATTTTCTCTTGTTTCCTCTTGTTTTATAAATGCAGGTTTATCAACTTCAAAATATTGTCTTTTTGCATACTGAAGATTTTCATATTTTTCTTGATCTGCCTGTCTACGATCCCTTATTACTTCAGATATATATCCTGTTGCTATACCCCTAGCTGCTCTACCAAAATCTATAGCCATTATTTAGACTCCTCTGTTTTAGGTTTAGACATTAAACCTTTACTTTCCTTTATTTCTTCTTGTAATTCTTTTGCTGTTTTTTTAGCTTGTATATTTAATTGCACTGCAGATTTAATATCTTGTTTATTTGTTACATCATCTTGTGACATTCTAATATTAGGTACTTCTGCTACTACTCCTATAGTTGCAATCATTTTCATAACAGGTTCTGCTATTGTGAAAGCCACATCTGGAGTAAATCTACCATTTAAAAATCCACCAAACAAAGCAGTTCTAGCTATTGTCTCAACTGGAACACCAGCATCTAGCATAGCAATTATTTGTTCTGCTCTTTCTGGTTCTGTCATTTTTGTCCACAAATATTCTGTAGCTTCTTCCATAGTTGGATATTGTGGTGGATGTTCCCAAGGATAATTACCTGGGGTGTCTGTTAGTGATTGACCAGGGATAGGTGTATCAAAAGGATTACCTATACCTTCTCCAAATTCGTCTTCCATATTAACTCCTTATACTACTTTTTTTCTATCTAAAGTTTTTTTAACTTTATAATCATCTGTGTAAAATTTACTAAGTCTTGCATCCCATGCAGAATTTAATGTGGCAAAATTTACTACTTCAGCATATCCTTTATTAGTTCTACCAGAGCCTGGTCTAAATGCCTGCATTCTACCACCAAATTGTGGTATGGTTACTCCTGTATCTATTATATCTAAATCTCCACGACCACTACCCATAGATTTTCTATCAAATAAAGAACTACCTATAGCCTCCCCTACTTTACTTCCTATAGCAGCACCTTTAGGTCCACCTATTGTGCTCCCTACCCATGTTGTAGCTGCTTTAATACCTGTTTTAAATAAATCACTTAGCTTAAAACTCATTTTTACTCCTATAAATTAAATCCAAATTTTCCAATCATTTGATATAGTGCATCTTTAGATTTTTGATCTTGTAATTCAAATGCTGTGGATCTTTCCATAGCTGCCATAGCTAAGTTATGATTTCTATTATTAGCATTTTCTGAAGATGTATTTACCCAAGATGCTTCATCTCTCCACTGTTGCCATAATGATGATAGTGCCCAGTTAGAAAGATTTAAAACATTTTGTGCATTAGCTTGGTTAGCTGCATTTACTGCAGATGTATTAGCTGTATTAATAGCTCTTCTCCAAACTACATTTGATTGATCTATTTCTCTTTGATTGTTAACATTAAATTGTTGTCTTTGATTTTCTAAAGTTGCATTATATTGATTTAATGCAGCTTCTCTTTTTGCATTTGCTTCATTTACTGCAATAGTATTTTGTGCATTTAATGCAGATGCTTTAGCTCTTTCTGCTTCTGCAAATTTACTCATACCATCAGTTCTAGCAGCATTTTGATCTGAAATAGTTGTACTTAGTTTATCATAAAATTGATTAACTTGATTTTGACTTGTAGCATTAAATTGTGCTGCAACGTTAGCAGCTGCTTGGTCTGATAATAAAAATGCTTGTCTTGTATTTATATTTTGTAGATTAGTTTGTTGTCTATTAGACAAGTTAGCCATATCCATTTTAAGATAAGCCTGTGCATTTGTAATATTAGCTTGTTGGTTATTAGACAAGTTTTGAAATATCATCTGCTTATATGTAGCAGCATCTGCTGCCGCTATAGGTGTAGCAGATTGCATAATACCTTCAGCTAATGCTTCAGCAGCCATTGAACTAGCACTTAGTCCTCTATTAGCCATAGCAGCTTCTGCTGCTTTTGCTGCTCCTCTAGCCCATACAGGTAATGGATTACCTGATGCTAGTGCTTGTTCTACTTCAGTTTGTAATTTACCTAATTGTCCTTTTACAGTTGCATCAGCAGTTACTGTTCCTGTTGCAGCTTGTGCAGGTGCTGTAAGACCTGTCATTTGTGCAGCTGTCATCGTAGGTGTAGCACCAGCAACTGTTGCAGCTGTAGTTTGTGCTGCTGCTGTAGGGGTAGGAGCTGTAACTTGTGTACCTGCTAAACCTGGTGTAGGACCTGCTATAGTAGGTGCTGCTGCTGTTGTAGGTACTGCCGCAGATAAACCTGTTGCTGCTGTTTGTCCTGATAGTGTAGTTCCAGTTAATAATTCTGGTGATTTTACATTTTGTAATTGTGGTGATATAGTTGTGCCTGTAGGTAAACTAGGTTTACCAGCTGCTAAACTTTCGATAAGGCTAACAGCTTTGGCACTACCTGTTTGTTCTTTCTGAGTAGGTGCTATCGACCCTTTCTGTAGTTTTACTTCATCTGGTGTTGCCATTATCTCCCCTGTCTATTATATTTTTTAAACATTCTTTTTTCAGATTTATTTTTATTTTTTTTATGTACTCGTGGTCTTTTCTTTGGCTTTGGTCTTTCAACGTATGCTTTGAACTTCCGAGCCATTACTCAGGTTTAGTAGGCCACACAGCGTTTTCACATTTTTCAACAGTATCTTTATCTGCTGGAAAATCTCTAAGCTCTTGTCTATATGCTTCCATGTCATCAGACATTGTAACATCAGACAAAGCATAAAAATCAGTTTGAGCTAGCAGTTGATTTCTTCTAGATCTAAGGTTAGTTTGTGCTCTTCCTAGAGCACCATCTGCCCATGCTTGTTCTTCAGCATCTCTAGCTGCTTCTTCAGCTGCCGTAAACTGAACTTTATTTCCGTTTATATTATGATATCTTGGCATTGTTTTTTCTCCTTATTATTTATGTACCATTTTTATAGAATTCCGTAAAGGCAAATATCTCCAGCGTCTATGTTTCCTGAACCAAAAGAAAACTGTAAAGCATTTACTGCACTTGTTGTATTTGCATACCCTGCAATATAATAATTTTGAGTAATATCACTCTCATGATAATTATTAAAATTTGCTATAAAATGTTTTACAAATGTTGTGCTAGATGGATTAAATAAATGTAAAGTGCCTACCAAAGACTCATCATTACCATTTCCTTGTCCAGTGCATAAATACTGATTGCCAGTGCTTTGTGCTAAATCTTCTCCAGTTCTATATTCTAAAGCTGTAGCACTATCATCCTCTGCATGATATGCTCTAAAAACAGTAGTGGTTTTTGTTACATTATAATTACTTCCACCATCAGCACTCATATTAAATTGAAAAAGAATATCATTGTTTGCTGGATGTATATCTTTAAAAGTAAACACATATTCTTTATAAGTAGAATCTAACACTACATCAGAACTACCATTAACAAAACTTAATGTACTACTAGAACTAGCAGTCAATTTTTTAATAAACACCATAGATCCAGTATTCAAAGACCCAAAGGTTGTAACCGATCTTACTGCTCTATCATTAAGTGTAACTATGCTCATTATGAATCCTTTAATCCATATAATTTAAGTGTTCCAGAACCTATATTACCAGTTTCAAATCTAAAAATTATTGCATTTATTGCAGATGTAGTATTAAAATATCCAGCTATAAAATTATCTTGAATTGCAGGTTGTTTATGAGTATCTATACCTCTGTACATAAAATGTTTTACAAACGTAGTTGATGAAGGGTTAAATAAAAATAACTCTCCTGATCCAGCTTCATCATTATCAGCACCTATATTATGCATTAATCTGTTGTCACCAGTTCCCTGTGCTTCAGTTAAATGAGCTGCATATTCTAAACTAGCATGCTGACCATCTTCATTCATGTAGGTTCCAAAACCAACAGAAGTTTTAGTTACATTATAATTAGATCCACCATCTATGCTACCATTAAATTCGAAAGGAGTGCTATCATTAGCTGGATGTATTTGTATTAATTTAAATAAATAAATAGGATAAGTAGAATCTAACACAACATCACTAGAACCATTTACAAAACTAATTGTAGAACTACTACTAGCTGTTAAAGTTTTAATATGTGTTAATGATTTAGCTGCCCCAGGCATAGTTGTAATATTTGCAATGCTTCTGTTGTTATAGGTTACAATTGACATTACACAACTCCATACATTTTAATTGTTCCAGAGTCTATATTACCTGAACTAAATGAAAATTGAACACCATTAATAGCAGCGGTAACATTACAATATCCAGCTATATATGAATTTTCTGTAAAATCACTCTGTTCTGATATATTTGTTGTTGCTATAAAATGTTTTACAAAAGTTGTAGAACTAGGATTAAATAAATGTAATGTTCCTGCTATACATTGATCGTTATCATTACCTACTCCAGTTGATAAAGGTTGTACTCCTGTTGCTTGTGCTAAATCACTGCTACCAACATAACCAAGATTAGTTGTACCATCAGCCTCATTATGATATGCACTAAAAAAAGTTGTAGTTTTAGTTGCATCATAACTTGAACCACCATCTCTAAAATTAACTTGAAAATTCACATTGTTTGTAGCTGGGTGACAATTAATGAATTTAAAAACATATTCTTTATAGGTAGAATCTATATCACTATCAAAAGTTATATTAGCAGAACTACTAGCAGTCTGCTCAGATATCAACACTAAGCTACTACCAGAGACCCCTGAGGGGAGACTGGTAATGGATGCCATGGATCTGTCATTGCATACATTAATTGACATCTATTATCCTTTAGGGTTATCGTCTTTAATCTTTTTAATTTTTGCTTTCCATGCATCTATATCATGATAAATCATATCTAATTGATCTTGCCAATTTCCTAATGTAGAAAGATATTCTGCTTCTCTATCTCTTTGGTACTTATTATTATCATAGATAATTTTTGCGTCTGCTATTTTTTTATTTTCAATTTCATCTTTAGAGTTTAGCTCAGATATTTCTTTTGCTGTTAAATTTACTTTAACTCCATCTACTAATTTGTGTGTATGTGCCATTATGTTGCTACTCCATATAATATAAATGTACCATCAAACTGGCCTGTGTTTGGAACCACTCTAATGTTATTATAGCTTGCTGATTGATCTAAACTATAAATGTGTCTTTGCATTGAAAGTTGACCTGAACTATTAATTTGTACTCCATCACATTTAAAAAGTTTTGCTCTTGAACCAAGAGGGCTAAATAAAGTTATAACACTACTAGCACATTCATTTCCTTGATTACCTAATCCTTCTCCAGCACCAGCTATTTTTACTGAACTATCTCCTGTTGAAGCAGAAGATAAAATTGAATTAGAACCATTAGTTTGATTTGAGAAAAATCTAATATTTCTATAATCTGATTGCACATAACTTGAGCCATTATCAGTTGAAATTTCAATACCTATATTTCCACCATCACTTGAAGTTATAACATCTATACAATGTAATTGATAAATTTTATAAGTGCTTGTTATATAAGTGCTTGTAAAACTTATTGAACTTGCACCTGACGCAGTTTGCGATTGAAGTTTAACTAAACCTGCACCACCCTTAATGTAAGAATAATCTACTCTCTTTATAGTTCCTGCATCAGAAACTAAAAATTCATCAGTATCTGCTGGTTCAGCTCCAAGAGCTGTTTGCCCTGAAATAATATCATTATTTAATTTAGCAGCTGTTACAGTGTCATCTGAGGGTGTGCCTAGGTCTAATACATTTCCTAATATTTGAACGAAGTCAATAACATCTCCTGTTGCTAAATTACTAGCAAAAGTAATTGTAGAACCTGAGATAGTAAAAGAACTACCTGGTTTTTGTAAAATACCATTTAAGCTAACAAGCATATGATTAGCTGACTCTGGTGCGACATTAGCACCCCCTACTTGTAGGGTGTACGCTGCCTGTCCATTTACGACTGATATCGCATCACAGACTTGAAAGTTTCCCACAGTGGGTGTTTTACCTATATAGGGCATGTTCCTCCTTAATTAATTCCGTATAAAGTTATTGTTCCTGCATCTATATTGCCACTAGCTAATTTAAATTGTATAGCATCTATTGCAGATGTAGTATTAAAATAACCAGCAGTAATTACATCAAATGAAATATTATCTGCATTATAAGTATCTGTTCTTGATAAAAAATGTTTTACAAAAGTTGTGCTACTAGGGTTAAATAATTGTAAACTACCACTTATACTTTGATCATTATCACTACCAACTCGTTGAGCAATATTAATAAAATCAGTGCTTTGTGCTTGGTCATCTGATGATCTATATGCTAATTCTGTAGCGGATTGATTTTCAAAATGATATGCACTAAAATTTGTTGTTGTAACAGTAGTATTATAATTTGATCCACTATCAGTAGAACCTTGAAATGTAAAATAAACTTTATCTGTTGCAGGATGTATGTTATTAAAAATAAATAAATACTCTTTATAAGTATTATCTAAAACAACATCACTACTACCATCAACAAAAGATAAAGTAGAACTAGAGCTAGCAGTAAGTTTTTTAATAAATGTTACAGCTCCACCAGCAGATCCTGTCTCAAAACCGTTTGCACTACTATTAAATTTTATTGCCTGATTAGCAACTGGTGTTACATTTATACTACTAAATTTTAATTTATTAAGTGCCATTAACTATCCTTTATTCCATATAGTTTAAATGTTCCAGCATCTATATTACCAGATGACATTTTAAATTGAATTCCGTTTACTGCAGATGTTGCATTAGCAAATCCAGCACAAAAAGTATCTGCACTTAATGGAGAATTTTGCATACTATTAAATCTTGATAAAAAATGTTTTACAAAAGTTGTACTAGCAGGATTAAAGAAGTAAAGTTCTCCAGATGTACTAGCATCATTATCATTAGATAGTGAATCCGATATAGTTGCAAAAGTAGTTGTTGCACTACCGACATCAAAACCTGCACTATATTCTAATTGTTCTAAACTATCATCTTCTTTATGCCTTGCTCTAAAAAATGAAGTGTGTTTTTCAACATTATAATTACTACCGCTGTCAGCTGTTAAATTCATTTGAAAATGATAATCATTTGATGCTGGATGAATATTAATAAATTTAAATAAATAAAGAGGATAAGTAGAATCAAAAACTACATCTGAACTTCCATGCACAAAACTAATTGTAGAACTACTACTTGCAGTTAAAGTTTTAATTAATGTCATAGCTCCTGGATTAATTGTAGAAAATCCATTAGCACTAGAGTTAAACCCAAGACCTGTACTAGCTGCAGTTGTTACATCAAAACTATTAAAATTAAATTTAGATAATGCCATTATGTAACCCCATACATTTTAATTGTTCCTGAGTCTATATTACCTGAATTAAACTTAAATTGCACAGCGTCAATAGCAGAGGTTGTATTAAAATATCCACCACCATGCCAATCAGCAGAATAAACTTGACCAACTTTTGCTACAGCAGTTTGACTTCTACCCAAGTAATGTTTTACAAAAGTTGTACTTGATGGGTTAAATAATTTTAATTCTCCAGATAAATTTTCATCTGCATTTGCCGCACTTGTATCTTCACATAATCGTATAAAATCTGTATTTTGTGCTTGGTCATAGCTATCTAGATAAGTTAAACCAGTTTGTGAATCAGCCTCATTATTATATGGTCTAAATGTTGTATTTGTAACTGTCACACCATAACTACTTCCACCATTTGTTGATGTCTGAAAAGCAAACCAATTATTCCAATCTGCACTAGGGTGTATATTTATAAATTTAAATATGTATTCTTTGTAAGTAGAGTCTATATCTGAAGTAAAACTTATAGTAGAACTAGAACTAGCAGTTTGCTCTGATATTAATACCAAAGCACCCCCAACATCTCCTGCTTCTAACCCATTATTACTAGAGTTAAACTTAAGAGCTTTACTCGCAGTAGGTGTTACATTTAAACTATTAAAGTTGACCTTAGAGATTGCCATGGGTTACTACTTTGGATATTTATCTTTAACTGCCTTAATAGTGGTTTTCCAACCATCTACACCATTGTGATATATGTCATCGAGTTGGTCTTTAATAGACGGATATTCTGCTGCTCTATCTCTTTGATATTTATTATTATCATATTCAGTTTGTAATTCTGCCATTTTAGCTTCTATGTCAGCTTTAGAGATAGGTGTTGTTCCATTTTCCCAAACAATAGTATCTATATCATCTGCACTAACAGATACTTGTGCATTTGGATTAATTTTTAATATTGCTTTTATTACTTTGTCATTCATAATTTTATCCTGCTATTTCAAATGCTGTTATTGAACCTTTAGCATCACTTTCGTTTAAGGCTCCAGTTCCACCAGATACTCTAAAAAAAACCTGATACGTAAGTTGTGATGTGCTACTAGGAGAATCTAATACACTTATCGCTAAAGGAACTCCGTCATCCCCACCACCACCTGAATACATATTTGTTAATCCTTTATCAGAACCTGATCCTAAATCTGTGCTATCTCTTTTTATTGTTGCAAAAGTATATTTAGAAGCAGTATTATTATAAATATTTCCTGTAGCCATAACAAAAATTTTATTAGAAGTTGAACTTGGTGTTATATCAACTGACATTGTATTTGAACCAGTTACAAAGGATGTTGAAGTTGTTGTTCTGCCTGTACTATCTGTAGCAGTAACAACTTGCAAAACTTTTCCAAGTGATGCAGATATTTTAGCAGCACTTACAGCATTGTCAGAAATCATTGCTGTTGAAATACTATTAGTTGCAGGCGTTACAGTTTGCAATGCTCTTCCTAAAAATACACAGTACATCGTATCTGTCGAAGCTGTAGCCGCAGATAGTGTTAATGCTGTACCTGTAGCAGTATATGCTTTACCAGATCCAGGTTGTTGTCTTACGTTGTTAATAAATAACGCTATCTCATTTTCATTTGTTACTGCATGATCTAGAGTATAGGAGGTAGTTGCACTCGTAGAAAACTCTTGAGTAGCA